GGTAGGGGTACCCCTTAGGCGTTACGCCGGTACTCATCTGGGCCGCCCTTTCGTCACGGTGACACCCCGACGCCCGCTAGGTCATTCCAGCGGATGGTGGGGTCAAACTGGTTCCAGGTCCAGGCCACCGGGGGCTGGTTCCACGTCACGGACTGGCCCAGATTCTTGGCGGCGCTGGCCACCAGTTCCAGCACCCACCGCCCGTCGTTGAACCGGTATTGGCCGCCCTCAAGGTAAACCGCGCTGGCCGGGTGGTTCGGCGCCCAGTCCGGCAGGTCCGTCAGCCGCAACAGCAGACCGTTACGGCTGGTGCCGTCCAGCAACGTCAGCACTTCGTTAGTGGCGGCGTTGGGGTCGCTGTCGTCTGCGATCAGATCGGCGGTGTCGATGGACAGCCCGGCGGCCCGCCACCCCACCACGGTTCGGTTCAGGATCCGGTTAGCCACGGCCAGGGCGTCGGCGCTGGCCTGCAACTGGGTACTGACCCCATAGCGGCGGGTGCCGTACCGGCCCGGCCCGTAGCCCTCCCGGCTGGCGTCCACCACCGTCACGGTCTGTTCGTCGGTGGATATCGGCGGCCCGGCCACCTGCTGCTGCCACGTCACGGCCACTCGGGTGGCCACGTCGCTGACGTTCTCGACGTAGGACACCGGATCCCGCAGCACATCGCACGCCGACAGCGCCAGGCCACCCGTGGACGTCGGCACGATGACGACCACGCCGCCGACCAGTTGCAGGGTGCTACCGGGCGCCCGGTTCAACGGGTCTTCCACCCGCAGATACGGGCCGCTGACCTGGTGGGTGGCCGACCACATCACGCCATCCACGGATGCGGCCAGGTCGGCCAGCAGGCCGGTGGCGGGCTGGCGGTCCACGTCGCGCCAGGTGACCAGCGTCCCGGCGATGCTGGCATCTATCGTCGCGGTGATCGGCAGGCCGGTCAGCCCCAGAATCCGGTTGAACCGGGCTGACAGCGTTTCGACGGCCCACGGTTCGTCGCCCACGTCGGTGTTGTCCAGGTCGGCTGTAAAGTCGGCGGCGGTCACCTTGTAGACGGGCGCCGGGATGCTGTCGTCATAGGCCAATTCCAGGTCAGTCACCCTGCCCGCGTAGACCAGCACGGTGGACGCGGTGCCCCCCACCGGGGCCAGCACCGCCACGGTGTCCACGAACACGGCGCCGTGGTCGTCCCACAGCCAGCCCGCCGCCTGGCCGTCCCAGGTCCCGGCGGGGTGCCCGTCCCAGGTGTAGCCCGTCGGGTTGACGGTCACCTGCACGCCGACCCACCGGGCGGCCTTGGCGGGCACCACCGGGCCGCTGACGGTGTGCCAGGCGCCGTCCCCGTTCACGGTCAGCGGGGCAGCGCCGGGCACGGCCTCCCAGGCGGTGGCATACGGGCCGCTGAACAGCACCGGGGTTAGCACGGCCTTGGCCCCCGCCGGGACGAACACGGCGGCCCCGTAGGACCAGCGCTGGCCTACTGCGGTGGCGGGTATGGCGTCCCAGGCGTCCGGGTTCGTGCCAGCGGCCACGAACGGGGCGGGCGCGAACACCACCGACGCCGTCCCGGTGCCGGTGGGCTGGATCCGGGCGGCGTGGGTGCCAGCGCTGGCCCGCCGGGTGGACCGGGTGACGGCGGCCCGGACCACGGCGGTGGTGTAGGGCGCAGCGGCCTCAAACCCGGGATCGGTGAACGTGGACAGGGTGGGGTCGGCGTAGACCGTGCCGGTGGCTTTGACCTGTACAGCGGTGCCGACCGTGAACAGGTCGGTAAAGGTGCGGGCGCCGGGTTCGTCGGCCACCTCAAACGTGCAGGTACTGGCCTGGGGTTGGTCCACGGTGGTGGACCGCCCCCACGACAGCGACAGCCCCGCCAGCGCGAACGGATCCCCTGGCACGACAGGGCGCTCAGCGCCGTCAGGCACCCGGACGGCCTCGGCGTACACCTCACAGGTCAGGCTGGTTGCCATGACCTGCCCCCGCCCCGGCTGACCTGCACCCCGGACCGCCGCCGGTCGTCGTCGCGCAACAGTGCCCGGATCTTGCGGGCGGCGTCGGCGCCGTCCAGCACCCCGTACACGTTGATGGTCAGGCCACCGGACGCCGCCCCAGCGGTGCCGGTGCTGGCCTGGGTTCCGGCGGCCAGCAGGCCGGGGCCGGTGGTGGTGCCCGGGACGGCGGCGGACTTCCCCACCCCCGGGATGCTGGGCAAACTGATCTTGGGCACCTTGATTTTGCTGAGCCAGGACACCAGGTCTGACACCTTGCCGATGACGGCGCCCAGGATGGACAGCATCTTGCCGAACACGTCCAGCACCACCGACAGGATGGCCACCAGAACTTTGAGCGCCGGAATCAAGATCACCTTTATGGCGGCGCCCAGGACCACGCCCAGCACCTTGGCCACCACGCCCACCACGGTGGCTATCTGGTTTAGGGTGCCCTGATTCTTCTGCACGGTCTGCTGCAACTTGATGAACAGCGGCTGGACCACCCGCAGCGCCGGACCTAGTGCCCCAGCCAGAACGCTGGCCAGCACCGCCACCACCGACCCGACGATACGAACCACCGGGATAACGAAAGTCAGAATGGTTCGGGCGATGGCTAGGAAGATCGGCAGGACGTTGGCGACGATGACCCGGGCCAGCGTCAGCAGCGGCGGTATCACCGTGGTAACCAGGATCCGGCCCACCGTCAGCAGGACGGGCGCCACCTGGGTCAGTAGGAACCCGCCCAGCGCTGTGATGACAGGTATGAGGGTGGCCCCGATGGCGCGGGCGGTGGCCAGCAGCGATGGCACCAGCAGAATGAACTGGTTAGCCAGCGCCTGCACCACCGGCATCAGCCCCTGAATAAAGCCGGTGGCCTGGGCTACGCCCGGCCCTAGCGCCGTTTTCAGGGCGTCCCCCGCCGTCATCAGCGCTGGCAGTAGGGAATTCAGCACGTGCAGCAGCGCCACCACGACAGGCAGCAGCGCCTGGCCCATGGATGCTTTCAGGTTCTCGAACTGGGCGGCCACGATGCGCTGTTGGTTGGCCATCCCCGCTGAGGTGCGGGCAAAGTCACCCTGGGAGGCGCCCAGTTGTTTCAGGATGGCGGCGTGGGCGGCCAGCACGCGCTGCTGGGGGGTTAGCGCTGTCTTCGTGGTTTTGATGATGCCCAGCGCCACGGCCTCTTGTCTCAGCGTGGCATCGTCCAGCAGGATGCCGTACTTGCGGATGGGTTCTGACTCACCACGTAGCGCGGCGGACAGCGCCGTTATCGCATCCTCGGGTGTGGTGTTGGCGAATGACGCCATATCCGATGCGGTGGCCACCAGGCCGGTGCTGAACCCGGCCAGATCCTTACCGGACTTCCCCGCCGACTTGCCGAACACCCCGAACGTTGCGGCGGCGTCCAGGGCGGCCTGCTGACTGATCCCGTATTTGGTTGCAGCAGTAGCAGCGAACGCCGACACGGCGGCGGTGGCGCCCCCGAACACCTGTTGGGTCTTGCTAATGGTTTCGTTCAGGTCGGACGCGGCCTTTACGGCGCTGACCCCAAAGGCCACGGCGGCGGCCCCCGCAGCAGCGATGCCAGCGGCGGCGGCCAGTCCGGCCACCTTGCCCAACTTGCCGACCTTCGACAGCGCCCCGGACGTCTGGGACAGCCCGGCCTGGGCGCCCCGGGCGTCGGTAATGATCTTGATCGCCAGTACGGCTGACTTGGCCATCGGATCATCACCCCTTGCGGCGCTTGGCTTGTGCGCGTGCCCCTAGCAGTTCCAGCAGGGTGGCCAGCGTTGCGTCGTCGGCCTCCCACCACCACGGCGGCGGAACCCCTACCCCGTAGGCGTCCGCCAGTTCACAGATCAGCCGGGCACGGCTCCCGGCGGGGTAGGGTCCGTGACCCCTGCGCCGTCGTCGGCCTCGTCGTCGTCGGTCACGTTTTCCACCTGCAAGGTGGACCCCTCCCACGCCTCATAGGTCAGGTCGGCGGGTATCCGGCCCTCACGCTTGCAGGCGTGCCAGGCCAGGAAAGTCAGCCACTGCCAGGGGTTGTCCTGGGCGGGCGGCCACACCGGCTTTTGGCGTAGGCGGGTCCGGTCATAGGCGATCAGGTCCGGATTTAGCGTCTGCACCTCGATGACCTCGGGCGCGTCCAGCGATCCCCGCAGCACCCGCAGGTTCGGCGATGACAACTTGAAATCAGCCACGCCTCACACACCTCTCACCTTGTCGATGGCCTGTTGGACGGCGGCCAGGTACATGGCCACCCACTGGGGTTCGGTGTCGTGGGCGGCGTTCACTGCGAACGGTTGCGCCGCAATGTGTCGGGCGGGCCAGCCCCAATGGATCGGCCCGGCGTAGCGCACCGACGCCCCGCCGACCCGGACCACGGCCTGGGACTTGGCCCGGTTCCCACGCACCGATGCGGCCAGGCGCCCGGACTTGTGCGGGGCCATCGTGGCGGCCCGCCCGGCCACGTACGCCGACACCTGGGCGTTGGCCGCAACCAGATCCTGAATATCTATCCCGGCCTTGGTCATGGTGGCCCGCAACTTGGCGGCCCCTTCCACCCTGACGAACGGACCACCGGGCATCGGTCACGGCCCCGCTACGCCATAGGCGTAGGTGACTTCCCCGACGATGGCCCACTCGAAATCGCTTGCCAGCGGGTCACCCATGTTGTCGGCGCCAAAGTCCAGCGGGTCGATGACCAGCACGCCGCTGGCGGTGGTGCCCAGCACGTTGTCCGGGGTGAACTCAAAGGCCTGTTGGGTGCCCTTGGCGGACTGGGACAGCGCGAACAACCCGGCCTCGTCGGCCACGTCGGTGTCCACGTTGCCAGCCATCTTGGCTTTGTAGGTGGTGGACCCGGGCCGGACGTCGCCACACAACTTTGTGGTGGCGTCTGACTGGTCCTTGTCGTTCGTGATAGCCACGTTGTTGACCAGACAGGAAATCTCGATGGCCGAACCGGTGGCGCCGATCTTGAGTACCCCGGGGCCAAGTTTCCCAGTCTGCACGGTGGCCGTGGTGTCAGCCATGACGGTTGCCTCTCAGTTCAGCAGGTGGCGACGGTGACCCGGACCAGTAGGCCGGGCATCTGGGTTTGGTTCTGGTCAAACACAATTGACGCGGGCTGGGCCACGTCCACGGTGCCGACCTTTGACAGCGCCGCGCACACCTGGTCAATCAGGCCGTCGGCGGCGTCCACGGTGTCCGGGTGGTACGCGGCGGGCAGGATCACCCGCACCTCATACGTGTGGGTGAGCGGACGGCTCAACTTGCCCGCCTGGTAACGGGATTCAGCCCACACCGGCCACGCCGCCCCAGCGTCGGGGGTGTCCGGCATGGACGGTGTGGGCGTCAGCCCCGGAACCAGCGCCAGGGCGTCCACCACGACCCGGCGGGCGACGGGCGTGGTCATGCGATCACGTGCAGTCGGTAACTGGACTCAAGCCGGGACACCTCGGCATCCCAGGCGGGCACCATCAGCGGCCCGTACTCGGCGGCCACGTCCGATGCCCACGCCAGTGGGATATTGCGGACCGCCACCTGGCGCTGCACCCGCCGGATCAGCGCCCGCGCCAACGGCGGGGGCATCGTCAGGGTGACGCCCCCGTCGTCGGTGTCGAACAGGCACGTATCGGTTTGGATGCGTAACTCAGAGTCCAGAATCGCTTGCAGGTCAGCGTCACTGACCCCCGCCGCGATGTTGCCCCACGCCCGGCATTCATCGACCGTGGGAACCCCTGCAACAGTGGCGCTCACGTGTCGTCGGCGTCCTGGTGGCGCCCCCGCCGCTGGGGTTCGGCGTGGGGTTCAGGCGCGGCGGCCTGAGGCTGGGGCGGGTGCGGGCGTTCGGGGTCCGGCTGGACGGGCACGGACCCCACCGGGGGCTGGTAGTCGGTCACGGTCCGGTCACCACGGTGCATTCACACAGCGCCTGGGGCCGCACCACAACGGTCTTGGCGCGGCGCTCAGCCAGCAGCGTGAACACGTTGGACAGGAACGTGTCGGCGTGGCTGTCGGTAATGTACATAGCCACCTGGGAACGGATGTAGTGCGACAGCGCCGCCCGGAAATCGCCCACCACGGCAGTGCCCACGGGTTGGGCAATGGACGGGATCAGCGTTAGCCCCCAGTAGTTCTGGCGAATGGTCGCGCCCGCCAGGGTGCCCCGCATCGCGGCCACGTCCATTTCCGCCCAGTCGGTGGGGTTCAGCAGGACGGCGCCGGGGTTGAACCCGGCGGCCTGCACCACGCCCACGCCCACCCGGATGGACTCGGTCAGCGTGCCCCCGGTGGCGTCGGGGATGGCGCCAGCGGCGGCGGCCAGCACGGCGGCGGCCTCGGCCTCTTCGGCCCGGACCACGTCCTGGGTCATCAGGTTGTCGATAGCGGACCGGGCGGCGGGCTCATCCTCGATGAGTTGGCGGGTCAACTGGGTCCACACCGCGATGGTGTCCAGCGTTGCGCTGGTCACGGTCGGCGCGAACTCGGCGGACGGCTTGACGCCCTTTTCCGCGACCTTCGCGGCGCCGCCCACCACCTTGGCCCACGCGACGAACTCGATAGCGTTGCCCGACACGTTCACCGTGGACATTGCGTCCAGCAGCGGGGTGGGGGCCACGGGCGGGGTGGTGTCCACCCGGGCCGGGGTGCCCTTGTAGCCAGCCGCGATCAGGTCGGCAATCCCGGTCGGCAGTGCCCGGGCGTGGATAGCGTCGGCATCCACGTAGAACCGGCCTGACGTGCCCCGGAACGCATATCCGGTGTAGGCCTCAGACCTGGTGAACAGGTCCCCGGGGCTGGCGGGCATCCCCGGCGCCGGGTGGCGCTCTGGGGCCTTGGCGATGCGGCGGTCTAGTTCGGCGTCGGCGGCCCGGTGCTCAAGGATCCCGGCCAGCGCGGCGGCCCGGTTGTCCAGTTGCTCTGCCCGGGTCTGTAGGTCCAAAAACGTGGCGTCGTCGGCCTTGAAATCGTCTGACTCGGCCATGGCCAGCGCGGCAGAACGGGCCTGGTCGCGCTCTTCGCGGATCTTGTCTAGTACGGCGTTACCCATGACGGGCACCTCCCGATTGGCAGCAGCGACTTGGATTCGCGGGGGTGTTCGCCGGGGCTGGTGGTGCCAGGAAGGTGCTCAAGGGGTCAGCAATGGTTCCCAAAACCGCTGTGGCACAACGGTAACGCTGGCGCGCCATCCTGACTAGGACGACAGCGCCCGCAGCGCCGCGATGACGGCGGCCCGGGGGTCGGGGTCCAGTCGCAGGTGGCGCACCTCAAGGATTCGGGCGTTGTCGGCGTAGGCGCCGTGGGGAACCAGCGCCACGCCCAGCAGGCGGCCCCGGGTGTGGGTCACGTGGACGCCGTCCGGGCGGCGCCGGGCGGTGTACCAGTCCGGGCCGGTGGTGAACTCGACTGAGCACTCATCCAACACGCCATCGGCGGCCAGTTCGCGGGCGTCGTGCCCGGCGGCGGTGTTGGCAATCTTGGCCCGGACGTAGACGCCGTCCCTACGGTCTTCCACGGTGCGCCCTACGCCCACAGGGGTGCCCCCGGCGGTGCTGTGCCCTAGCCACAGTTTCACGCGGTGTGGGGCGGCGCTGGCGGCCTCAAACGTGCCACGGGCGAACCGTTCGAACAGGCCGGGTGTCAGTTCGGTTTCCACGTCATAGGGCGCGGCCCGAACCAAAATGGTGCCCTCGTCGGGGTCGAACGCTTCCAGCGTGGCGGCGCGGGTGACCAGCCCGGCGTACAGGTCCACCAGTTCGGTCATGGCTAGGCGCCCTTCGTTGCGGCGGGTGGTGCAGGGGATGGGACCGGGACCAGCGCGGGCGGGGCAGTGGGCGCGGCGGGCGCGGGTGCGTTCAGCGGGGGCAGACCTTCCAGGGCGCGGGCCTCGTCCACCGTCAGGACGCCGGAATCTATGGCGATCTTGTAGCCGTTGAACCGATCCGTGGGCGCCGGGTTGGCGAACCCGTCCAGGTTGACGGCCACCGACGTGCCACCCGGGGTCAGGGCGCCCAGGGTGTCCTGGGCCGCCGCGATCCACGGCGCCAGGCCAAAGTCCCGGTGGTTTTCCCAGGCGTCACGAAGGTTCGTGTACGTGGCGCTGTTGTTCAGCCCGGCGCCCAGCGTCATCGGGTCCAGCGCGAACGCAAAGGCCACATCAGCCACGTTCAGCCGCTTGACCTGGTCCACGGCGGTATCCACCGGGCTCAGGTTGATCGGCACGAACTCGGTTGTGCTGTTCAGGATCGCAATAGACCGGGCGTCCCCGCCGTGGCGGGCCATCCATTCGGCCTTGAGCGAATCGGCGGCGGCGGGGGTCATCCCCGGCACCGACGTTTTCAGGTACCCGTTGGGCACACCGGCCCGGAACTGGCCAGCGGTGTAGGTGTCGATTTGGCCCGCCAGCCGAAACGCGCTGGGAGACATAGCAAACACGCCGCGACTCATGCCCTCGTCGTCAATCGGGCTATGCGGGTTGCGCAGCACGCACAGCCGATAGGTATACGCCCCAACGGTTAGGGCGCCGTCGGCGTCGAACACCGCCGGTTCCGGTCCGTCCCCCAGAGTCCAGCGCCACCCCTGGCCACCTTCGGACGTGGTGGACAGCGCCAGCGGGTTGACCAGCCGTAGGCGCCCGGCCAGCGGCCCGTCAGCCTGGTCTGTCTCGTACAGGAAAGCGCCCAACCCCCACCAGATCGCGGACCGGATCCACGACGCCCAGAACACCGACCGGGCCAGCCGCTGGGCGTCGGCGTACCGGTCGGAGGTGATCCGGTCATCGGGCCGGGTGAGCATCGGGTCCGACAGCCAGCGCGGCGTGGGCAGTGGCTGGCCGTTGCTGTCCAGCACCCGGAACGGCGCTGACGTCAACGGCCCGGTAATCAGCGCGGTGGCCCGCGTGACCACGGGTTGGGCGGCGGCCCGGTGATGCGTCCACGGCCCGTGGGGGCCAATCGGGTAGGCGCCGCCGCCGCTGTCAGAACCCATCCACCACAGCGCTGGCGGGTAAGCGCTGGGGAACCCGTCGGGGTCATTGGTCAGGAAACTGTTTGGGGTGCGGGCGTACGTGGCACGGGTCAGGATTCTGGACCTGGGGCTAGGCACGGTGGGTTTCTCCGAACAGGCGGGGACACGTTCCACTTGCCGGGCCGACCCTGGCCCTACTGGGGCCAGGGTAGCCCCGGGCCGGGGCGCGCTGGTAGGCCGTCACAGAATCGCCGGGACCTCAGCGGACCGGGCGGCCCCGGCGGCCCACACGGCGGCCTTGATGGCGTCCAGGCGGCCCAGCGACACCAGACGCATACCGTCCGCCGCCGCCATCGTGCGAACGCCCAGCACCTGCTGGGCCAGTTCGGGTGACCCGTCGTGGGTCAGCGCCGCGTCATCGACCAGGCGCCGCAGTTCGGCCACCGCCGCCCGGGACGTGCCCGTCATCCACCGGGCGCCGGACAGCGCCGGTTCGTGTTCCATCGACTTACCGGCCATCAGCACCAGTTGGGCACCCAACCCCACGGCGTACGCGCCAGCGCTGGTCACGTCGGGGAAAGCCTTGCAGGACAAGCCAACCCGCGAACCCACCTGCCAGGCGCTCACCACCGCGATGCCCGCGCCGAACCACGATTCGACGGCCACCACCGCCGGGGGTCCGGTCGGGGTGAACGTGCCCAGCGCGTCCCAGTCCGCTTGTGCCACAACGGGTTCAGCCACCCGCCTCCCGGACGGCCCGGCGGTGTCCGGCCAGGTGTTCAGGTACTGGCACCGGAACCCCTCTAGTGGGTCGGGGTCGTCGGCGTCGGCGTCGGCCTCACCCCGCAACGCCCGTTCCAACTTGCCCGCGATCATCCGGCGCCGCTGGTCCGTCCAGTGTGGGGACGCGGCCCGCCACGCCGACTCGTCGGCCAGGTCGGTGCCCGGCGGGGCGCCCCACCACAGCAGCAGCGTGGACAGGTCGTCACCCATGCCCGCCAGTGCCGCTGTTAGGCGCCGCCGCATCAGCCCGGTGGCCCGGCGGTGCGCGGTGGACGTCAGCAGCAGTTGCGGCATGGACCGTTCAAGCATGGCCGGTTCCAGGCCGTCATCCACGACGGACGGCGCCACCCCCCAGGCCTCGTCCACCATGCCCAGGGTCACGTCATAGCCGTAAACCGACTCTCGGCCCCGCACCATCCACCGGGACCCGTCGTCGGCCTCAATCTCTTCATTGCCGTTCTGGCGCCGCACAGTCCAGCCGCGCACCTCGGCCCAGCGCCACGCCCGGCGGTGAATCTCTTTGCAGATCGGCAGATCCTTACCGGTGTGCAGCGCCAACTGCTGTTCGCCGAACAGCCAGGCGTGTTCCACCCGCCACAACGCCATAGCCCGCAGCCGAACCGACTTGCCCGCCCGCCGGGGCGTGGATTCCAGAATGGTCTGCCAGCACAGGTCCCCGGACCGGTCGAACTCAAGTTGGCGCCGGGTGGCCAGGCGCTGCCACCACCGCAGGGTCAGCCCCAGTTCGTCACGCGCCCATAGTTCAGCCTCAGCGCCGTAGGACCCCACCGCGCCCGGATGCGGGGGCGTCATGGCCAGCGGCCAGGCGGCATCGGGCGGAACGTCCAGCAGATCGGCCAACCACGGGACACCTTGCAGCGATGCGGGGTCGAACCGCGCAATATCCGCCGTCGGGGGCGTATCGCGGGACAACGCGGGTCTCTTCCC